GGCGCACCGAGTCACACGATCCTCATCAGCAGAGTGATGTGTATAGCATAATCCTTCGGGCAGTTGCGCATAAACCCGATGTGCCGAGGTCCGACGCGTGGGGTGTTGTGACAGAGTGTGTGTTGTCTTATCTTGGGGATGACGTGCCACCACCGCTTCCACTTAGTTTGTCCCCCGCGCAAGCGTCCTCATTGAGGAAGTGCGGGCAGAGATTCGGGCCTCGCACCGTTAAACAGGAATTGTTTGATGGTTTAACAAATTTGGCCGTGCGTAAGTTGAGTCCCAAGGAGGACCTTTTTGATGGCCGCCTGGGCGTGAAAACGCCAGCGGGGAAGAGTGCGTGGCTGGTGCCCATGAACACTGCACCGGCGAAGAAGCCTGCAGATGTGGTCACGCGGCCCGCTGGTAAGGTGGAGATGATCAATGCTGCAGGCAAGGCTACTTTAGATAGGATAGAGCAAGTGGTTGGTGTTATGGCTCAGCAGCTTAAAGTTGATTGTGGATCAAATTACCCATTGAAGACCAGCGTTAAGCTGGTTATGCCAGAGTTTGCTCGCGTTGTTCGCAATAGTAAGGACCAAGTAGTTGGTGCGCTCGTACACAGAGGTTTTGTAAATCAAGACCCCAAACGAGGTCTCGTGCCATGGCTGAAGTCCACGGTGTCGAGTTTGAAACGTGGGATTTCTCGGTGGTGGCATGATTCACCTTATGTTGAGCCCGCGCCTGTTCATGAGTGGGTGTTATGCAATCAGGAAGCAGCGGAGAGCATTTTTGACCCACACGACAGCGAACAGGTCGCTGGGGTCCTTGATTTGCGGCAGACGAGTAGTCTAGCGTGCAAATTGCGGCGTCCGTTGGAGGATGATTTTTATGAGTTTCTTGTTCATACCTCCTATGATGCCTATTCGCAGTGCAGCACGACTCGTATACAATTGCACCGTATGCTTTGTGCTGATTTAGTCGCGCGGTTTGGACTGCGTTCATTCACGCGGTTGGAATTCGACGCCGCTTTCGATGTGGCCGTGAAGCCGTTAAACGTGAACTCTTATCTTCATCCTGAGTTGCGTGAGGCCACGTTTTTGTTTGTGCGTGATTACGCAGCGAGTGTGCGCAATCGCCATTTGAAAGCGGGGTTGGATTTTCAACTCTAGCGCCGCCACATATCCGCGGCACTCCAGAGACCACAGGCTACAGGCGTCTTCGTGAGAATGGGTTCGGGCCCTACGCGAAGGTGAAGTCCTGCTTAATTAGTGTGAATGAGAGTGAGAGAGTGAAGGCTCACTTGCCTGTTATGGTCAGTCTAGGAGTGCATGTGGAAGGCGCTTGTCTGCCGATCCCGGACCCTACTTCACTTGACGGAGTCATTGGAGGGCTAGCGAAACGGAATTGTACGCGAAACCCGGATGTTGACCCCGAAGTGATGGCTGAATTTGAGTCGTTTGTAGGGGAGTTCTTAGAGGAGAACCTCGTCCCGCTGGGCGGCAAGTTGACGAGTATTCGTGAGTACTTGTCACAAACACATTACCCCTTGTGGCGCCAAAGACAGATATTGGACGCCGCTATATTGCGGGGTTTTGATGTTGATGGTGAGAATGACGATGGACTCACCATGAGGGACGATGAGTGTATACAGCATGTCAAGCATGAGACATATGCTGAGTACAAAGAGGCTAGATTAATAAATGCGCGCCCAGATGCGTTTAAGGCATTTTGCGGTCCACTCTTTCATATGATAGAGTCGGCCGTTTTCTCACTGAAGTGGTTTGTGAAATACACACCAGTGCGTGAAAGGGCAGCGCTGATAGCCTCGATTTATTCTCCTGGTTGTTCGGTGTATTGTACTGATTACTCGTCTTTTGAGTCGATGTTTGTGCAGCGTCTGTGGAACGCTGCAGAGGGTCAGCTATACCGGTATATGACCAGGAATCTTTCAGCGCGGTTGCAGCGCGTGGTTCAGCGTGTCCTAACCGGGGTGAACGTGATGAAGATACGTACCCGGGAGGGGAAGGTTACCACTAGTCTGGTCGGAACACGGATGTCTGGAGATATGTGCACTTCATTGGGAAATGGTTTTACCAATCTCATGATGATGCTATTCGTGTGCCGAAAGAGCGGTGTGCGCGTTGAGGGTTTTGCTGAGGGTGACGATGGGATATTCACTACAAATGGTCCCATTGCCACCGGATTGTTTGCGAAGCTGGGTGCCACTATCAAGATAGTGGAGGCTGAGGCCAATAAGGCCAGCTTCTGCGGCAATGTCTTCGACATGACAGAGAGAGTCAATGTCGTTGACCCGGTGGATAAGGTTGTTCGTTTCGGGTGGTCTTGCAGCCCGTTGGCATTGGGTACTGGCAAGAACCACGCCATGCTGCTCCGAGCGAAGGCGTTGTCGCTGCAGTATGAGTATCCTGGATGTCCTGTCTTGGCTAGTTTGGCCCGGTGGGTGTTGCGATGTACACCTGTCGTGTCCGATGAGAAGTATCTTAATGATGCAAGCCTTGACGATTGGGAGCGGAGGCGTTACTGCGAGGCCCGAGCTTATGAGGGCGTCCGTGACGTTCCTGTCTCGGAGCGGGCGCGTGTGCTAGTTGAGGAGTTGTACGGACTGTCTCGTTCCGAGCAGTTGTGGTTCGAGCAATGGTTCGACAGCGCTTCAGAAATCTGCCCCATTCCGCTCAAGTTTTGTGATGCACATGTCACAAACACATGGCGCCAATTTTGGAGCCATGATGTGCACTATTAAAGAGTGC